ATCGCATATGGCGCGATCGCAGGAACCCACGTAGCGCCTCGTGCCGCCCAAGTGGCCACTGCCGAGGCTGGACGTGAAATTACACCAGCATTTGGCGAGACTACATCAGCCTCATCCGCCTGCAACTGCAACACGTCCTCGCCTTCCGACTGTGGCGATAAGCCATCAGGATCAACCGAGGTGGGCACAGATAACACAACATCTTCAGCATGTACCATAACAGACATAGTTATATCATCAGTCCCACCATTGGCATGACGCAAGTCAACCATGGATTCAAGAATAATTTGACCCATTCGATTCCAATTATTGCTAACCTCAGATACAACCATGTTATTTCCATCATAGAAGAATGGCAAAACAAATTCGCCTCCTTGAGACATAGTAGGATCGATGAATATACGCGGACGCTGAGAACGTAACATCAATTCATTAGTATTGCTCCCAGTGAACGCCAATAAATCATCATAAGCATCCTCCTCTGCAAGTGGCAAATACGAAGCCATATATCTTCCGTAATAGAAGGGATTGCCATTAATCAAAAATTTAACACGCAGTTTACATTTCAATAAATGATAATTGGCTACCCTATTAATAACTCGTGGGTTCTGGAAAAATAGCTGCCAGGGATTAAACCTAGTAGCATATTTCAAATTCAGAGGCAGCTGTATGGTCAGGATCTTAACTGGCCGACCGAAAAACTCTTGAAGATCGTCATTTCGTGAATCCTGCATATTAGCAGTTGGATCCATTCCTCCGACCACTTCATAAGTCGTATTCGGTGCAACATCATCAAATCTAACCGTCTGTTCCGTCGTAACATCGGACTGCCCCCCAGTCCGAACTCCTAAACGAGACTCCTCTCCTGCTTGTAACTGCAACCGAGTCTCGGCATGACATCCCAAAAACATGTCATGACTAACAATATCCTGTTGTGACAATTTAGTAGTACTTTCCTCTTTAAACGAAAAATTCATAATAAATACAGGACGGCTGGTAAGCCTAAAATTACATGGGAATAACAACTAACACAAATATGTACTAATTAAACAAATATATATAATATGTAACAAATAAACACAATTGTATTCCCTAATTCGTGTATGATAACGGTTCTCCGTCATCAATACACAGGTCGGAGTCATCCATCCAAGT